AATTTAATACTATTATTTGTTAATTTTATATTGTTATTATTTGTCCTAACTTAGTTAAGAACAGGCTGTTAACTCAGTAAAGAACAAGCCGTTTACTTAGTTAAGAACTTATGTTTACTTTCTATACAACAAAATGAGGACATCTATTACAGATGCCCTCAAGTAGCGTTTATATTTTAGTTATTCAATAACTCCGCCGTCAATAACTGACAGGTCAAGTGAGTCTTTAGAAAACCGAATTTTACTTTCTTCGGGAACTTTCCAGCTTCCGTCGTTATCTAGTTGCGCCAACTTAAGGGTCTTTACAACACCTGAATGTTGTGCTGTGTATTCAAGGGCGTTGTCAATTACAAGGCCTGTGTAAAGATTATTGTCGTCTTGTCCCCACAGTTCGTGATATATAAGACCGTCGTCAGCTGTTGCTGAAACTAGCTCTATATGAGCATATATACTGCCGGAGGTGTAAGTGGTTCCAAGACCGATAGAACTTACTGGATCTTCAATACTGAAGTAGTACCCAAACAGATTAAATTCCAGAGGTGCATCATCTGTTAGTACATCTACATCTGATATGACGAAGCCTTCTAAATCAATTAGTCTGTTTGTAATACCAACTAGCGCTTGTTCTGACATCAGCTTAGCAAGAGGTTTACTCCCACCACGTCTTGTTGCTGGAAATACATTTATTTTACTTGAATTTATCGTTGCCATTTATTTCTCCTTAGCCTTCATTTGGGTTTGTCATTCTCATTGACCATTCAATTATAGCATTTACACCGGGGACAATTCTTGACAACTGTTCTGCTGGAATTTCTAGTCTTGCCAAATCTCTTTTTCCTGTTTTATCCTCTGTGTCAGTCACTAGGTATAACATGAACACATCTGTAGAGTCAGCGGGAACAGCGGCGTATAACATATCGCTTGAGATGACAGCTGTAAAGTTAGCAACAAATCTTCCTTGATTGTCCACCTTCCAGCTTGCCCCTGTTAACGGAAGTCTGTTTATTGTTAGATAAGACAGGAAATCATCAGTAGTGCCCGGGACTAACTTTCTGACGTCAATGTATTTCGGAATGTCACAATCTCCTCGATAGTTTCCGCTCATTATTCTTGCAAAAGACTCAAACAAGGCAGGCAGTCCTTCATTGTGAGACTGGAACGAGAATACTCGGTCCTTTATTTTTAATTTTACATTAACGTTTCCATTGTACCAAGTTTCAGTTACATTTTTCACTTCGGTCTCCGATCTGGATCTTCCAATCCGTAAGCTTGTAGTATATATCTTGCAAAGTTACACTCTTCCCACACACCGTTTAACTGTAAGTAGTATTTTCCCTCACAGTATACTAGAGGAACTTGCGAAATGCCTTTTTGTAATTTCAGTGCAACTGTTTTTTTACGAGAGTTCCTTCTGGAACGAGGGATTGACGGAACAGTTCCCTTGAATTCAATTCTTGCTAAGTGTAATTGCCCGTCCTCAGCATCTACTCCAGTTACAATAACAGGCTCTCCTTTACCGTTATTATCGTTTACTATTGCTACGGCATACAACTTTTCTGTCAGAGTGTTTATGTAATTTTCTGCATCTTCCAGTTTAGTATAGTACCCAGCAAATCTTGGGCTGTTGTAACTTGTTGTAGAAATGACTGGGGCAGTGTTCGCTGCACCTACACGGTATTTAGTTTCCGCATTTGACATTCCTTGAGGAGTTCCTCTTACTTCAGCGTTTAAGTTATCTGAAACAAAGAGTAACTCTGCGGAATCTACATTATACAATACAATATCGGGAAGTTCGACATTCTTATCAAATTCTATGTAGTAATTTATACCGGCGGGTAAAATATAACGAAAAATTTCTTCTAGTACTGTAATGTCAGGTTTTGTTGAAAATGAGTGTATTTTTACTACTAAACTGTTGTTTTCTGGAAACTTCCCATTTGCTAGCACGCAAGGTATCGTCTCAGAAAAAGGTTCACTATATGGGGTTTTTAAGTAGTAAATTTCTACATCAGAGGAAACAGAATACATTCTTAAGAACAAGTATAATGTTTCCTTTATTGCTTTTAACGACCCTTTGTTCTTCACTAAGATAGGAAAACATTCTAGGACTTTACGAAGTTTTTCGTCGTCTATTTTCTTTTCAGTAAAGAACCCTAATTTAGTTTGTAGTAGTTGTAATATACTAGTTCTGCACTGTTGTGTATCTATCAACTCTACAATTGAATCCGTATCGAATTTCATTCCGTTAAATACACAATCATATAAACGGGACAACAGCTGAAAGTCCCTTGACTCCTCAGTGTAGATCTGAGGAGTCATTTCTTGTACATTTATTATACTCATTATCTCTTACCTGCTATGTAGATTGAAGTTTTGTCGGAAGAGTCGAACTGACAGATTGTAAACTTGTTATAGATGTGATTTGTATTTAGGAAAGAAGCGGCTTCGAGAGGATTTGCAATCAACTCATCATCATCTACTTGATATGTGTAGTTGAATATGTTGTCTACATCGAATCTAGGAATCAACGTTAACATACGTTCAAAATACTCTTCGCTAATACTGTCAGGATGTGTATACAAGAACGGGTTTTGTAGCGTTATTGTAACTTCTTCTGTTGACATTGTTCTAGTAACGGTTAACTGATGATTGCTTGTAATAGTGTCGTAAGTAACTTCAAATGTTAAGTAATATGTACGTTGTCCTTTCAAATCAGTTTGTGTTGAATTAAGAGAAGTGAGATTTTCCCCGTCAAACTGTATTGTCAACGAATCATTGTCTGGGAACTTATTTGTATTACTGAACGGAATTAAGTACCTTCCCTTAGGAAGAATGAACTGAATTGTTGCTGTTTTCCCAGAAGCTCCCGCAACTAATTTGATCTTAACATCGTCTTTTCCATATACAACAGTGTCTGTAGAAAGTTGCTTCTGGTAGACTAGCAAATCCATGTAACGTCTATTTCCTTCACTGTCTACAATATAGGTAGGAAGTTTATCTGAACTACCATCAGAATCAATAGACATTGAAGAGATAAGAGCTGTTTGATAATAGTTATTTGACTCTTTATCTGCGCCTGTTATTACATAAGAAGAAAAGTCAGAAGCATTTGCTGTTTGGAATTCAATGGTCTGATTCGACAGTAGTACTCTTTCTGTGTCCGGACCAACTTTCAGATTTAACAATGACTGAGCATTCCAAGAGACAACATTTCCGCTACTATTCTGAAGCTCCATCTGAGGCAGGAACACCCAAGTGTTATCTTCTGGACTCTGGTACCCGATTGTAAATCCCTGTAATGTCAACGAAGTTGGGTCAGTTGTATTCTCAGTATATGTATATGTAACAACTACAGTTGCACCATTTGGAATAACACCCTTGTCAACTGTACAGTTCTGAGATCCTTGGTTGAAAGTATAGTTGGTAACCGTTACAGCACCCTCTCCCGTTGTCGTATAAACAACAGACACAATTCCTGTAACACTTGTTTGAGTAAATGTTATTGTATTGCTTGTTCCATCAACCCAGGAATTAACAGTTTTGGATGTTGTATGTGGAGTTACATTTGACCCTGACTTTACTCCGCCTCTATTGAATACTCGAGACCAAGATGCAAGATTGTCATTTACAAGCCTGAATTTTGTTCCTGCATTTAATGTGTATATCTTGTTCTCTGTTAGCTCTACATATCCATTTGTTGGAATTTCTTTCCAGTAGTTAGCAAGAGCAGATGCACCAGAGTTTAGAATAACAGAAGAATCAAGAACTTTAACTCTCCACATATTTATTTCTGTATTAGGCTCTACAACGTGAACTCTTGTTCCGGAACCAAGGATTGACATTTCACTTAGGTCAGCATTTGAATAAATAAAATACTCTCCTGCATCTAACAGCCTGTCGTGTGTCGTGTCATTTCCGTGGTTTACGGGGAATTCATAATACTGTAAATCTTCAGTTGTCTCATTTAGTATCCAGTAACAATAACAACCATCGGAAGAGTTAATAGTAACTTCATTTATTTTCTTAATGACAACGGTTTTTGTGCCTGACAAGATATTTGCAGCAGAATTCAAGTTTAGACCAACTGCGCTTGAAAGATCTGCTAGATATCCCATGTTGTCCGTACTAGTGTAATTATTCGGGCTTAAGTCTGTTTCTGACTGTAAGAAAGCTCCACCAACAGACGTATTACTAGAAGTTAATTCAAATGTAGGGCATACGATATGACCTTTACCATAACTAGCAAATCTGTAATAAGCATCTTTATTATCGCTGTCTTTCCAATAGAGGAACAGATACTCATTCGGGAGTAGCTGATAGTTTGTATTGGCATTTATTACTTTACTAGAAGCATTTGGTGTGTAGAACTCAAACTTAACATAGTTTGAATAACTTGTTGCATCTATCAGGTTTGGTGAGTAGAACTGAATGCTCTCATTATCTCTTAGTGTATACTCATTTGAAGTGTTACTCACAGCTATGTCAACGTTAGTTCTGACATACTTAACATCGTTTACTTCATATTTGTCCTGTGCTTCATTGTTTGGACGGTTGCTGTTGTAAGTCTGGTCAAAACGATGTGTGTATTTATTCCCTGAAATGATTAACGGAGTTTTTCCAGCAAGTATAGACTTAGCATAGATTTCATCCTCAAATTGTGTCTTGTAAGAAATACGTGCTGTAATCTTGTCACCAGTTACAATATTTGACCCTTCAGTTGACCAATAAGTAATGACAACAGGAACTCCAGTAGATGATGGAGACGGCAAAGTGACAACTTTATTACTAAAGATTGCTCCAGATAATTCTACTCTACTACGAGTAACACTTTCTATACGATTTACTGCGTGAGCTACAGTGAACTGTGTTTGATTTTCTGTTGCAATAAATGTCTCTTCATACTTGAAATAAATACCATAATCTGTTAGATTAACATTTGTTGTATTCAGTTTCCAGTTTGGACTACTATAAACAAACGTAATAGGCTCGTAGTTTGTTTCTCCTGCTTTCCGCATGAATACTTGAGGGTCAGCAATAGGAACGGACTCGTTTGTAAACTGATATGATATATCAACTTTATCTTCTGGAGTATTTATTGCTACTTCAACAAATGGGTATCCCGTATCAACTAAGTTCTTATCGTAATACACAGCATATGTAGTAAACTCTATGTTTGCCATGTTTACATCTTTAATTCTTGCGTCGGAAGCTTGAATAATTTCTTTCACTTTTTCTAGTGTTACTTCTGACCCAAAATCAAGTTCTTTTGAACTTAATTTATTATACAAGGAAGATTTTATGGTTGCCATCATGTCGGAAGCTTCAACAGAACTTAATGGATACTGTGTTGTAATACGACAATCAATCGGAAACTTATTTTTGAAGAAGCAGAAGTGAGAAGATACGCTAGTGGGTGACTCAAGATTTTTGAAATCATGTTGTAAAGACTTAACATCTTGCAGATAATCTTTAACAGTATCCTGTTGATTGTTACTTAACATATTAAATGTTAAACTGTGAGCAGCAGCTGTTGTAACTGCAGGCATATACTGTAAAAGATATAACTTTAATGAAAAGGCATCAAAGTTTGGTGTCGAAGAAACTTCGTCAAATGCTCCTTTAACAAGATTATATACTTTACCAGAGTCGAGGTCGTAGCAATAAGATGTTCCTATCTGCTCTGCTGTGTACGCGTTGTAGTATATTGTACCTACTTTTCCTGCATAAAATGTTGTGCCTGACAAATAGCCGGGAATAGCATCTTTTTCAATAACATGAACAGATGATAGAATGCTATCTTTAAGTGTAACTATGTTGTAAGTACTTTGTAAATCATTTGTTCTATCGCAAACAAAACCATTAGAAACAAGTTCAGAATTGAGTAAGTAATTCAGATAGTCCCGTAATGTTACAAGGGTGTCAAATGTTCCAACGGTTCTTTTGTAGTGTTTGTACCCATCTTCAATGGTTTCAGGATCTTTACCGTCAACTGCACTGTAAATATTCGTGACTTTTACTCTGTCTGCGTTGATGGTTACGGAGCTATCTTCAACAGGTGCAAATGAATAATAGAAGTCAGTAAGTACATTTGCTGCAACATTTCCTGCAAGACCATCTGTCCTGAGGTACGTTATGTTAATGCCGTTTTTAAATAGTAACTCTGCATCCTCGGGGAATTCCAGGTAGCAATATGCACCATCTGATGTTGTTCCGAAACGATAAATAGTCTGTCCCGGCTCTTCTACCAGAAGATTGTCCTTCTTTACCCACTCATTGTAATTGGTGTTGTCAGAATTTGTTATGAATATTCCGTTCTCTGCTATCATGTTGGTATCAAAATACAACCTGTTTTTCGTATCTAGATGAGAAACATTGATATTTGTTTCGCCATTTATTGAATAAGTTGTAGCAACACCTTCCATAACAACTGCAGAAGAAATTGTTCCGTCAGTTAAAAGATGAACATCACTAACACTTCGGTCTATTTCTTGAGTTCCAGACGTTCCAATAATGGAATAAATGATTTCACGTTCACTATCTGTTACCATAGTAAACTTAGGAATTGTATATGAAGGTACGTCCGTTTTATCTCCTATATACTTCATAGATATAATGGTAGAAGCAGAACGGTACCATTTCATAAAATAGCCCAGTTGTGCAAATAGTTGTCGAGCGTTGGACAACTGAGAAACGGTTTCTGGAAAACATTCAAGAATGTTATTGTCGATGTTATAGTTTATCTTGTCTGCTATTAAAGCATTCAGTTTAAGCAGAATAACCCCAGGGTCAGATTCATTTGACACTGAGGGGTCCCACTTATATGTTAATTTCTTAACTAGGTCTAGTAACTCTACGTATACACTTTCAAAATCTTTATTTGTGTAACTAAGAGGACCTAATGGATTTTGTATACTCATCTACATTCTCCAATTCTACTGCTTAGATTTCTTCTGTGTCTGTCAGTTGTATTCTATATAAATCTAAAGTATAATCAGTTGCACTAACAGCTTTTATTTCAGCATACAACTTATCATCTTCAGCAATAATCGAAATGTCTTTTCTTTCAACAAGCATCTGCGGCATATAAGTCTTAATTGCCGTATATATTTCGTCAATAACTAAGTCTCTTAATACGAAATCATTCTGAGAATATATTGTTTGCATAAGTCTTGTTCCGTATCCAGGGTCTCCGAATAAAGAAGTGACTTCCGTTGCAAGTAGGAGCTTTAGATTTGTTAGTGTAGCTTGTTTATCTTTGTATAAGTTAACGCTTTCACTAGAAAACATATTAGGAAAAGCTAAAGAATATAACGCCATAAATACACTCCTAATATACTATTGTTGTTTATTGATACAATGTTTTGCTATCCACATCGTTTCCAGGTTCCGCCTACATTCAACCAGATAGTAACTCTCTTCCATGTTCCACCAACATTTAACCACGGCTGAACTCTCTTCCATGTTCCACCAACATTTAACCACGTTCCTCCAAGAGTAGTATAAGTATATGTTATACTTATTGTGTCAATACAACAAGCAAAGAAATAATGAGGGTATCCGTCATCTACATAGTTTTCAATGCGAAGAAACATGTTGTTTCCGGATGCACCACTATTGAAGTTATTTACAGTATAACTTTTACTCCACCACCACCAGTTGTCTCCTCCGCCAGTGCTGGAAATACCCATATTTAACAAGTTTGTTCCATTTATTGTATACCCCCACGCCGTCCATATACGTAAGTTCTGCCCTGTCTGCCATTGTGCGGTGCAGTATTCAAAAGACAGAGTCAACCCCGTTACAATACGGTTTGCTGGTATCCATATATTGAGGTCAGCAAACCAGCTGTCTCCGTTTCCATTCCACTCTGTGGCAACACCATTTCGATACCCCACAAGATATGCGTTTTCCTGCCTTGCAGTAGGATTAACAAAATTTCGCATATATCCGCCATTAGGTGCGCTTATTGTAAAGGTTGCAGTATCTGTAGCCATGATAGCACCTCTTTAAGTATATTGGAAATAGATTTTTCCGGACCACCAACCAGACGGTTCAGATGTACCACAACTATTGTAAATATACTGGTCTTGTAAGAACAATCCAGCCTCTCCCGCATAGAAACCCTTTGCACAGATCATACCGTCTTTCTCCATATGTATTGATACTTCCGTCGTATTATTGTCGGCGGCATGATTTTCATCTGAGGCAAAAGTAAAATAATAACTATCTCCTAGAGTTCCAACATCCCATGTTCCAGTATTAGATTTGCAAGAAGTAATGGGCCAGAAGGCACCCAACGAAGCATTGAAGTTGGGACTTCTTACCAATGCCACGTCACGTGCACCTATCCAGCTTGAATTTCCGCCTTTTTCTCTAACAACCCCATTCCCGTTTTCTGATTGTATTTGTAGCCCTTGTCCGTATACCCAAGATCCCGCTCTAACATCTCCTCTTGCAAACACGGCACCATTACGACAATCTATACCGGCAGCAACACCTGATCCACCGAATCCGTCAACAAATCCAATACCAAACCAAGATTTAATAGCAATATTACAAATACCATTAGCACCCATTGTCAGACCGTCGCCGTTTCCTTTGTATATGCCATTGCCTGATCCCCAAGAATCTCCTGAAGCTAAGAGAAGGGCACCGTCAGAATTGTGCTGTGCAAACCCTAAGTTTGTGGGTGAATTTACACCTACTCTTCCGAATACAGTTAACTCTTTATCTGTTGACGAAAGTCCGAAGAATGCAGCTCCGAGACCATTAGACTTTAAATTAAGAGTTGCAGCAACACTTGTGTTTGTCAAAGTACGAGTTTGAGTAGAAGATTGCCCAATAGAGTCTATAGCAACTACTTCAATAAGATAAGAAGAAGTTGTGGCAATATTCCCGCCGCCTTGAGCAGCTGACTTGACATTATTACTTATGTTAGTATAGGAACTATAAGACCCTCCAAAAACTTGCCAACGAGTTTTTATCGTAAGAGTATTGTTACCATCATATGATGTATATGAAACAGAGGGAGTTACCGCATAGTAAGTCCCTGAAGATGATTCGTTACCCGTTGAATCACATCTGATTACAGACAGGCTATTGAACGAGGGAGGAGAATAAGGTTTAGCAACAACTGTCTGAGTGTATGTTGTCCCCAGACCTCTTGAGTCATAAACGGTTACAGTTACAATATTATTGCCTGCAATAGCCTTTCCACAATTAAATGTGCCAGAAGTTTTTGTTATTCCGTTGTAAGAGTTACAATTTATATTGACTTGTTTTAACGTAGCTCCATAATTGAATGTTATAAAGTCGGTGTTAACTGCAACTTGTATATCACTATAGCCTGCCACACAGTTTGAAGCAACAGATGTATAGGAAGCGGAAGCCCATCCATCTAAAACAGTTGGTGCTCTATTAGATGTAGGTAGGTTCAGTGTAAAGTCCGCAGAGGTCTCTCCTACTTCTGTTCCACTACTATTATACGAGATAACATATATTTTAAAGGATCCCGAAGTAGAATTTGGTATACTAGAACCGAATGCATTAGAAGAAACATTACACCACGTACTGTTTGCAGTTGTTCTGGTAGCAATTTCATGCTGCGCTTCATGATTAAAAAACGAATACCTAACTGTATATGTATATCCTGAGGTATATGGAGACCAACTGATTTGAAAAGATTGATCCATATATAATGCTGTAGAAACATTTATTGATGTTGCAGGAGTTTCCGGCCTTATTTCACTCAATGAACAGGAGATGTTTGTTGACCCTCTCATATAGGGGTCTAGAGGGGACCCACTGTCAGTTGTTAAAAATAGGTAGTATGTTCTTGAAGAAGTTATGTTAACATTTACATCTATTACAATATTTGATGTTCCCCATGAACCGTCAATATAAGTATAAGCGGATCCTCTCCATGAATAATTTCCCGGAGCAGTGTTGCCTGCAAACCCTCCTGTAGGATCAGAAGAGTAAATAACAGCGTAAACATTTACATTATCACGTGAACGATCAGAAGAAATATTCCCTATGTTGAATGTAAGTTTCTGTATTACATAACCGGGTGTAACGGACACCGGCATCTGATATACAGCACCTTGGTCAAAATAACTGTCGTTATTATACCCCATTAGTGTGGGGTTTGTAGAAGAGTCATACCACGAAGTCTGTTGTCGTGCTTTATAGAAAGATAGTGAAACAGTACTCATATGTCACATCCTTTTCCTACTACATTATAGATGTTTAATGATTAGACCTGCTGACGAATCAAATGTTATGACCCATTGTTCGTCTAAGGATAATTTATTATTCACAGTAGCATTGTTTATATACAATTCTTGGTTGGAAATATAGGCAACCTCGGTAGAACCTTCCATAAAACTATTCTTTGTAGGAGACATTTGCTGTTTAAAGTTACCTTTACCAAGTGTCATTGTGCTATTTTCAACATCAAACTGCATAAATGAGTCTATGTTTTCTTTATATGGAGTAAAGGTAACTGTGTCAAGTTTTGCAGAAAGAACACCATCTATAGCAGTTAATGTTTGCTGAACATGTTGTATATTTTCTGCATTCTGGTGTGTACCGTCTAAGGCGTCATTTGCAGTATTCTGTGCATTGTCAGCAGATGATTGAGCGTTGTCAGCAGCATCTTTCGCTTCTTCAGCTCTTAGCCAACTTACTACACCGGAATCAAATGCGGCGGATCTCTCAACAGTTCCAGCAGTACAGCTATTATCAGAAAAGATAATCATCTGGAAAGTATAGCACAATTTGCTAACTGTACCACTATTTACTACAGGGGCAGAATCTTGCCAAGTAAACGACACTGTAGCTTCTTCAGTATCACCAACTTTGTGTTTGTACTCACCTGTAGGGACAACTGACGAATCATTTTCGTCATATACAACGGTGGGCGAAGATACAAATGTGACATTGTCGACAGTTAGCATATACCAACTCTTTAATGAGCTAGCATCGTTTAAATCTTTAATTGTAACTTCAGACAATGCTAATGTTTTTGATGACGATACAACTTTACAGATTATTACAACCTGACCTCTAACATCTGTTCTTGTTACTGTAACTTTATCTGACGTAGATGTGAGATACTGAATTAAGACAATACTTTCATCGGCAGGGG